AACCCATATCTATCCGATATGAGTTCATCGTCTGGGCTCGTTTCGAAGCCCATTCTTCGTATCACTTGATTGTATACAGAGAGCGCGTATTCGGCGTTCTCACTTAAGCTTGTGTGGTCGTCACCGACCACCGCAGAAATATTTCGACCGGTGTTGTTCATATTCAACACGGCGAGAAGGTTCGCCAGTGATAGCAGAACCTTACATCCCGAGTCTCCCATGAAGACTCCGGTACTAGTTTCTCCTTCCCAGGAGAAACTTCCGGCCCGGTACCTGACGTACCGAGGACTACATAGGCACTCCTCAATGAGAGTGCCATACCAAGTGGGTATCAAGAGATACTCATTACACAATCTGATCAGCGCTCTTGCAGCGGACCAGTATAAATGATCTGTCGCCTCGGACAGGTCAGTGGAGATAGCCTTGACAAAGACTTCCCAAATCCAATGTAGATCCGGCCGTGAGGCCGTGATCGATTTTATGAAGGCCCATCCGTGCCTTCCTTCTGTTACTCCCGCCCTTGCGGCGGGGAACTTTTGTAAAATCTTGAGCCACATATGGGCCCAAGGAGATAAGACCGTTCCGTGATGGAACGAGTCTGCTGTTATTACGCGGGACTTAGCCCCGCCTTCATTAACGTTCGATGCCTTTACACGCATCGAATCTTCGAATTCATCCCTCATTTTCGCGAGGGAGAAATGAAATAGTGCCTCGCCCGGTTGATCGCGGGGCACGATGACATCGGCCGTATCCAGGCCGGTCTCTAAATCGATTCTCCTTATCAGGGGAATCTGTAAAATATCTTTAGCGACGGCAAGTTTGCCGCCGTTTCTACGGTTAGCCTCGTAACAGGCTGAACCGGATAACGTAACCCGAGCATGGCTACGTACACTTTCTATATTGACTCCCGTTTCGAGGAGTGCAATTTCTAACTTTTCCAAGTTATAGTCGTCGGGCCCGTTAGGGTCCGGTTGAGTTACATTCTCTACCCATTTCTGGGCGGAATCATATATGAGGTCCGGTGTCGGATTTCCCATAGCACGGCCTTGACAGAAGGTCGTGAGCCTATATGCGGCTTCATCTCTATCTGTACAGTTAGAGATGCATTTCTTAATCCAGGGAGCTAGAAAAGACAGCTCCCTTGTTGGCTTGGGGGGGGTATCCCCCCTCAAGAAGTATAGCCTTACCCTTTTCAGGTAAGTCTTCATTTTCTTTTGGAACCTACTGTCATTAAGTAGGTTCGATACTATCGACACGTTTAGACGGTCGTAGTCTTCATAGTCTACTCGGTCTCCGACCGAGAGAATGCCGGCAATGACCCGGCCTTCGGCTGTCTGCAGTAGGTTAGACAGGCCTATCCAGCTGTGTGCGTCTCGGCACATAGCATATAATTTATATTTGTGGACGTCTTTCAGTCCACCAAACCAGTAGAGTTTCCTGAGCAGGAACCTCCTAAAAGACGGTGTCAGTTGCACCGCATACGACCAACCAGATCCGGTTGGCGCATAATAGTTATTGTTGCCATATACAATATGGCGGAGATAAGAGTTCGGTATTGCACCGAACAAGTTAATTCCCGTCTGATCGACGTGGAATTCTTGCATACCGCCCTCGTTTCGGAGGGTGGC